CAGCTCCAGGCTCCTTTGGTAATGGAGAGTTTTTGGATTGTGGCGCTCCTCCACCAAATGGCGTTGATGGAATTTTCATTTCCAATGCTGATTTTTCCCCGCTTTTTTTCTTATCTAGTTCTAGTCCTACCTGACTTGGAGTAACCACTCCTATTTGTAAAGCAATCTTCTTAAGAGAATTTTCAAATTGTGGATCAAACCAAGGACCAGATTTAGCAACCATCCTATTACTATCTCTTTCTCTACTTTCTCTATTTAGCCTGCTCTTCTCCATATCAGGATCAAAGCCAAATCGAGTTTGTAATAATTCATCGCTAATAAGATTACGATCAGCTAATTGAACTAATAAAGCTTTCTCAGTATCTTCATTGCTAAGATCCATTCTATCAAATTCAATTTTAGCTGGAAATTTAAAACCCATGGCCTTTTGAACAATAGCAATTTCTTCTTCCCAGAATTCTATTAATCTGTCTCGGCCATACTGAAGTCTTTGAGTTAGCGTCTTTAAGCTAATAAAGTTATTTGTTGTTCCTGCTGCACCAAATGTTCCTGTTAACGTGGGAGGAATACCTAGTCCTGCATATATAGCATTAAGATGTGGAATATACTTACCTTCTCCCAAGAAGTTATGAACATTAGTATTGCTTTCCATTAGTTCAATATCTGGTCCCCAAATTAAATCCATGGTTCCTCCACCAACGTTATTACCAAGGATCTGGGCAAGCTTGGATGTTGCTGCTTTTGTTGGAGCAATCTTGTGCTCTAAGCTACCTAGTTTAAAAATTCTAATATTACTAATAGCACCATCAAGAGCGGCCATATCAGCTAATTTAAGCTTCTCAACAACTGTGATATCATCCATAATGGCATAAATCATAGGATATGCCCATGCTTGCCAATCGTCTTTTTTATAGTGAAATACTAATGTTTTATCATAATCAAGAGGATATGGTTTCTTGTTTTTAGCAGCTTCTATGATTTGTGCAGGTAGGTTCTCGATAACTCTCTTCTCATTTTCTGTTTTAGGATTATTAATAATTCTACGTAATGATGCTGGTAAATTTAATTCATATGTTTTATCATTTAAAAAGGAAGACAATGCTCCTGCTGATACTTCTACGCAAACAGGATCTATAAAAGTATACTTCCATGGGATTTCTCTTTTTTCAACAGTAACTTCTGGTAAATCATTAAGTTGCATGTCTGCTGTTCCAAGAGCTTTATATAATTTATCAGTAACCTTTATGCTTATCTTTGCTGTTCGTCTATCTATAACTATATTACCGCTTTTGTAAAGATTATTAAGAAATCTTTCGCTACGATCCTTGCCATTTATTTTCTTAAACCACCTTCTATAAAATCGTTCTATTCTTTTATTTCTATGGACTAAACGTATACCCTGGCTAGCAAAATCACCCATAAGGTCTATTACATTTTTTACCAAACCTACTCTTTGATAAACTCGTTCTGCTCTTTGCAAGATCATTTTGATCTCATTAGGAGGAGCCTCTTGTGGTCTAAATGTATAGTAATCGTCTTTTGTTAATCCTGGGCGACTTCCAGTAAGACCATCTAAACTAGAAAAATCAAGACTATATCTTCTTCCTCCTGCGGTTGCCTTTTCTACCAGAGTAAATTCGTCTAGTGATGCCCCAGCAGTTTTTAAAGCTTCTTGTTTACTTAATAAATCATCACCCCATGTTACATAAGCTTCTGGTGGTGCAGTGTTTGATGTGCCTAGTACTTCCTCTTTTGTTCTTTTTTTATTGGCCATAATTATTTAATTCTAATGTAATGGGATTGTAAAGAGATTACTAGTTTAGTAATACACTTTATCTATAAATTCCTGTATATACGTCATCATTTGCTCCGTTAACGAACCATTCTGGTCCTTTGTACATATTTCCGTTATTTTTAAACGAATCCTTAGCATTAGCTCCTATTATATCATAATCAACTGGTTTTAAAGCTTTATTAAGTTGTCTTGCTAACATATTTGCTATTATTAAAGAGCTATATCGGTCTTTTCTTAATCTTCCCTTTTTGCCATGACCAAGTTTAGTCTCTGGAGTATCCCATCTATCTCTTGCGTTTGGTCCTTGGCTAGTTTGCGACATAACTATTGTTGTAAGCTCATTTTTTAATTCTTCTATTTCCAATATGCATTCGCTAACACTATCATACAGAGGATTAAGATCAGCTTCTAATATGCTTTTGCCTTCGCTTTCAATAGCTAATCCTAAAGTTAAATTATCAAATGCTGGAAATAACAAGGCTTTATCCTCTAAATCTTTTCTTAATCCGTGATTCGCTTGACTTGTCCATTCGGCCTTTGCAAACTGTATCAATTCTAAGATATGCAATCCTGGTTGATCGTCCGTGTCTTTGCTTTTATCTTCTATTGTTGGCCAAATTAAAACTTCTCCCTCTTCGAGCTTGTTTGGGTCGTGTAATGATTCTTCAATAGCAACACCACCTCCTTGAGCATCCATTCCTATTTTAATTGGCTTAAAGGTTTTCATTAGATTTCTAATTTTACGAGCACAGAAACCATAGAAATCATGTTCCGTTATTAGTCCAGTTTTTTGACGCTCTTTAAAATTAGCTCTATTAGTAGTCCAGCAATACACAATTTTGGAATGCGTAGGATTGACCTCTAATATAACTATACTAAAATTATCTTGTTCACTCGCAGGGTCGATTCCATATACATATTGTTTATTAGCATCTCCTCTTGTGATAGCATCAAACATTACTGGTTTTCCATCTATTAAAATCTGAGTATTTGATACGACACAACTTTCAATTAAGCTTCGTCTAAAAAATCCCTCACTGTCCTTCACAAAACAAGCAGCATATTCCATATTATAGATACCGGTATGTATTGTTGCTTTAGCACGACTAACCTGTTTGTCATCCATGAATCCTTTTGGAATAAGCTCATAAGGAATACGAATGATACTATAGTCTTTCCAATTAAAGCTATCAGGAACTTCTCCTTTAAATATATCTTCAAGTTTTCTTTTTTCTCCTTTGCTTTCTATTATTGCTTTGTATCTTTTCCAATAACTAGCAAAGTGTTTAAAATCATAATCTGCTGTTCCACTAATTATTGCTTGATTACCCATTTTAGTATTTAATACTTCAAGTTCTTCATTCCATATTCCTGCTTCTATCATTGCTTTCTTTTTAGCTTCTTCTTTAACATTTTGAATAGGACTGGCGGACACAGCAGCGAATCCAGATACTACTGTTTCATAAATGTCTGGAGATATGGATGCAAATTCGTCAGCGATGATAATATGTGCGCGTAAACCTCTGATCTTGCTTCCATCACCCATAGGAATAGCAATTGTCCAACTATCTCCTAATCTTATAGTGCATCTATCAACGTCTCTTCGTGGTCCATCATCATTGCCATTAAAGATACTTCTTAATATAGGACTACTTCTCCAAATAGTTTCCATATATTCAAAGATGATTTTACTTTGACGAAAAGCGGCACCAACTACAACTATTTTTGTTCCTGGACAAAAGGTACATTTTATCACACAATATAGAGCTAATAGAAACGATTTACCCCAACCACGACTAGCAATATACATCGGGAATGGTCGTATCCAAAATTCTTGTAATATTAAAATTTGCATAGGATGTAATTCAATATTGAATAAAAGTTTAACCATGCTTCCAATATACTTTGGATCTTTTAAAACTTTCATCAAGTGCAAATCAGGGAGTTCAATATCTCTCTCTGATCTGTTAATCATTACGTTCTTTTTTAATTTTATTTGATTTATATCGCCCAGATCTAACCAAGCATCATCAAAAGATATTCTGCTTTTAGATTCAATCATCTGGTTTTTTTACCATTTCTATATAATGTATTTTTTTTAGAATGAACTCAGCTATCTTTTCTGCACTAGTAGCATTACCACAAAATATAACTTTAATATTATGATTTAATTGCAATTCTAAAATATGTTTAATAAGAAATGCTGGAGTAATTTTAACCTTGTCCCACATTCTTTTGGGCACAGTACTTCTTTCTGGATATACTAATAAATCTTCAAGATCAAATTCTAATAATAAAAATGAATATTTAAATTGGCTCAAGCGCATCACAACATCTTTGAATCGACTCTCAACAATGTTTGTTGCAAATTCGCTGGAACTTTTCTTTCTTTCGATGGTTAGTATATGCTCTAAGCCCTCAATACTATAGTCCCCAGTATCTAGCTTCTTATGTGCCTTAGTATAATCATTAAAGATCCACGGCTGTTGCTCTCGTGTGTCTATTATTATAGTGAAGTTATTATAAGTGTTATTATTTGTCATTTTTTGGCTTCTGCTTTATTATGCTGTAAAAAACGGCCTCATAATAAGTTTCTACACCAGTAATCATTTTATGATGATCTTTGCATAAGGTTATTCCATTATCAACTTCGAATCGTAGTCCCGGACAATCGGCCCAGCGACGAATATGATGGGCATTTAGTTTTTTCTTGCTGGAACATCCTGGCCACTGACAAGTATGATTGTCTCTTGCGTAAATTTTATTTCTCCATTTCTTATATTCTGGATCATTAAAATTCCTAAGCATGAGAGCATAGTTCAATATCAGAACTAACCATATCGTGAACTAGTTGTTGAAATGTAATTTTAGGAATCCAATTTAAAAGCTTTCTAGCTTTGTTACAATCTCCCTTCAAATATTCAACTTCGGCTGGCCTATAAAGAGAAGGATCAATTACTACATAATCTTTATAATCTTTATTAACAAAAGAAAATGATTCTTTTAAGAAGTTTTCAACAGTTTGGCATTGTCCTGTGCTAATAACAAAATCATCTGCTTTATCACGAATTAGCATTAATCTCATAGCTTCAACATAATCTTTTGCATGTCCCCAATCTCTTACAGCATTAATGTTTCCAAGTTTGAGTTTTTCGTCATGTTCTAGTTTATTATTAACTAATCTGCCAATATATTTGGTTATTTTTCTCGTAACAAAGTTTTCACCACGACGAGGACTTTCATGATTAAATAGTATTCCGCTACAAGCATATAAATTGTAAGCTTCTCGATGTATTTGAACCATTCGGTGGCTGGCTAATTTCGCCACAGCATAAGGACTTTGTGGCAACAGAGGCGTTTCTTCGTTTTGATATTTATTACCATCAGAGTCAATTGAATAATTTCGCCCAAACATTTCGCTGGTACTGGCTTGATAAAATCGTGTTGTGCTGCTAAATTTTCTAATATTTTCTAGTATATTAATCACTCCCACAGCATCAATTTCAAATGTGGTGGTTGGTTGTTTAAAACTAGTGGCCACATGACTCTGAGCCGCCAGATTATAAAATTCCTTGGGACGATGCTTAGTTATCATGTCTGTACAGTCGCTAGGATCAGTAAGATCAAATTCTTCTAATACTAATCGAGGATGATTAACTATATTCTTGAGGCGATCAAAATTCACCGAACTGGTTCGACGATATAATCCAACAACTCCGTATCCTTTTTGTAAAAGATTTTCTGCCAGATAACTTCCGTCTTGTCCCGTAATGCCAGTAATAATTGCTGTTTTACTCATTGTTATTAACGCTCTCTGAGTTTAAGAATGGTTTGTCCACTGTGCCGTCCTGATAATTATGATAATCATAAAGTTTCTGCTTAACCTTGCTGGTAGCCATGCTGAGAATCTCCATTTCTCGTCCTTCTTTTTCTCTTATCTCTTCATCCTCTAGCATTCGTATGAGTCCTGTCCAACTGCTTTTTCCGTCTTCAATTCTTTTGATTCGTTGCTCTCTGGTAGCTTTAAGATCTTTGCTTATTTTTTGCTGTTCGTTGAGCAATTTGGTATATTCATTGGTATAATTGGCGATACTGTTTCGTGCGAAACTGAGCTGAGTTTCCAGATTGGCCAATTTCGGTATGTCTCTTTCAACTTCTGGTTTACTATAAATTTCATCCACCATTCGCTGAAGCTTTTCAGTTTCGCTAATGTGACGCTTTCGCTCTTTCATGCTTCGATTAATAAGAATATCTATGGTGATAAACTGTTTAATTTGAAGTTCTTCAGCGGGCAACACGTCTTCTCGAAACTGCTTTACCAGATTAATCCATGTGCTCTCAAAGTATTCTAATTCGCCGCTATCACTATCAAACTGACGAGTAATTTCCGGCCAAAACGTTTTAGTATGAAGTTTCTGGCTAAGTATCTGATTATCATTACTGCTATTAATAACCGACAATTGATTTTCATTAATATATCGTTGTACTGGACCAACTGTTCTATTAAGATAATCAGCAATTTGTTGCAGTGAGGATGAGGTGTAATTATCTCTTATGTATTTTTCTTCATCAAGGCTCAGTTGTCCTCGTTTTCGGGGAGCATTGTTTTCCAATTGTTGTCCTCCATTAATTTAGTTATGTGATTTTGAAGTTTTTTAAGGTCGCCCTTATTTACTTTTATGCCGTGTTTGAGTTTTAAATAAATTTCTCTATATTCGGTCTGAATATGAGAGTCTAAGAATTTAATTAGTTCCTTATTTTCTAATAGGGGCTCAATAGTTGTTGACGGCGAAAATGATGTGTTGCTTTCAATGTATCCTGGTTGAATAATATTCTTTTTGGCCTCATTTCTTTTTGCCCATGCGGCGTATAATTCACAGTCATCTTTATTGGAAAATTTTTCACATTGATTAATGCTAACTTTGCAACCTTTGTCAAAGAAAGGACAAGAGTGACAGGGTTTGTCGGGCCTTTGATAGTTATTTCTTTTGTAATTAAATAATCGATTACGAACGTGGGTCCACAGGAAGTTTTCTAACGGTCTTTTTTTGTCATA